TTCTGAGATGTTAGGCAGCCTTACGGGGTTAACGGGTGGATTTGCAGCATTAGGAGCGGCCGCAATTGGAGCATGTGCATATATCTTGAAAGGGTTTGACGACCTTAAAAGTGAGATGAACAACTTCCAAGCGGTTACGGATGTGAGTGATGAAGAGATGAAGGCATTTGAACAGAGCGCCCGTGATTTATCTAATTCCACGGGCGTTGCTGAAAAATCTATCATTGCACTTCAAACTTCACTCGTGGGGATAAACCCTCAACTCTCGACCAATCGGGAGGCACTTCTAAAGAGTACAGAAGCAGCGATTTTACTCGGAAAAGCGGGACGCATAAGCTCAGAAGAGGCAAGCACTGCATTATCTTCAATCCTTGCTCAATATAACCTTGCAGGAACAGAAAGTGTCAACGTGGCAAACGCAATCGCTGCGGGTAGTAAGGCGGGCGCTATTGAGATTGAAGGCCTTGGTGAAGTGCTCCAAAAGGCGGGTACAACAATGCATTCAGCAGGTTTGGATTATGCGCAATCTGTTGCTCTTGTAGAGGCGGTCGGTGATAAGTGGCTGAACAAAGAAAGTGAGTTGGGAACGCACCTACAATCCACATTCTCCAAACTCCAATCGGTTAAAAAAGGATGGGAACAATTCAATCCCGCAATCGTGGGCACGACGCAAGCTCTTGAAAATATGAGTCGTGCGCAACTTAAATATTCTGACCTTGTAGAATTGGTCGGATTGCAGAATGCCCCCTTATTACAACAGCTCATTGACGCACGCGGAAAGTATGCAGAACTTCAAAAGGAAGTAACGGGCACGACGGCTGCACAAGACATGGCCGCCAAACAGACGGACACATTAAGTAATAGTTGGGAGCATGTAAAAACAACGTGGGATAACTTGATGACCTCAATAGCCAATTCACAACCCATGCAAGAATTATATTCATATATCCAATATGTTTGCAACTCAATAAGTGAACTGATTTCTTGGGCGGGTGGTTTAATTGACCAATGGAATCAGCTGATGAGTGGATTTGATAGCAGCTTTACAATTTGGGATTTATTGAAAGGCTATATTCAGTACAATATGGCTTTGATAAAAGCCTTTGGAGAGGCGGTTGTAATAGCTTGTGCGATAGCAATAAAACCGATTATTGAGTTGTGGAAAGTGTGCAAGAAATTTGCTACTGATATTTGGAAAAGGTTCTCAGATTTTCCCCTTGGTCGCGCCGTGAAAAACGCAGTTATGCAAGCATGGAAGTGGTTACAGGACTTATTTGGCAAAATAGTGAAGTGGTGGAATAGCCTCAAAAAGAGCCTTGGTCTTAAAACGGATAATAGCACCGATGTAAAAGTTCAGGTTGATGAGAAGAGAACGGTTTCAGAATCATTCAAGGGTGGTGGTTCAGGTCTTCCCTCCTTATCATCATCAAAGAAGGGTGGCAAGAAAGGTGGTTCAAAGAAGGGCGGTTTAAAGAAAACGGAAATTGCACCCCCTGAAATTGGTTCATTGAAGTACTTTGAAGACAAGTTGCACGCGATAAATGAAGAGCTATCAAAAACCAACGTTTCAAGCGGCCGTTTATATGAATTGAAGCAAGAAGCGGTTGTGTTAGAAGAACAGATCGCCAAAATCAAGAAGAGAAACGCCCTCCATGATAAGGTGAATGTAACCAAGGAGAAACCGACAATTGAGAAAGGGAGCATTCAAGAAATCGACGACCTGATTAGTAGCCGTGAAAGTCAACTCAAAAAATTGAAGGTGGGTTCTGATGGTTTCAATCTGTTAGTTCAACAAATCGATGAATTGAAACAGAAAAAGGAATTCTTAGAACTGAAAATGCACCCCAAGATTGATGAGAACTCAATGAACGCATTGCTTGGTTCACTTGTAAAGGTTCAGGAGCAAATCAACAGCCTTAAATATAAGGTTTCAATCACAAGCGATAAATCCCAACTTAAACTATTAAGAGAACAAATCGATTATCTCACAAGCAAGGAACATAAAATACAACTTTCAATTGATGAGAAGAAACAATCTGCGATTTCTCAGAACGTCGATGAGATTAAAACACAATATGAAGGATTGGGACAAGCAGCACAAAGCGTCGGAAATGTATTCACGGCTCTTGGGAATGTCGTAAACGATTCTTTCCTTGGCATGGTTGGAAATATCGCGGGAGCGGTTTCTAATATACTGCCTGAAATCGGAAAATTGATTGCAGCAAATCAGGTGGCCGCCCTCTCATCAGGCACAGCCTCAGCAGCAGCAATGCCATTCCCCGCAAATTTAGTGTCGATTGCCACCATAGTAAGTACTATTCTTGGACTCTTTGCCTCATTCCCTAAGTTCGCCGATGGCGGTATTATTCAGGGCAAAAGTTTTGGAGATTACAATCTTGCACGGGTAAACGGCGGGGAAATGATATTAAATACCACCCAACAAGGCCGCCTTTGGAACACAATTCAACAAGGAACAACAAGCAGCAGCGCCCCGATTTCAGGTGCAGTAAAATTCCACATTGAAGGAAAACAATTGGTTGGCGTTCTGAACAATTATAATTCAAGCAAATCACGTTTATAATGTACAAGTATGGTTTTTTCCGTGATATAAAGGACACCTTATACAAGGTGGTTATCATAACGGATTATCAGCAATATAATAGCAATTTGGGACAAGGGCAAGGGGAGGAAATAACTCTTCTTGCCAACCCTATTTCTATTGAATATGATTCAAATTCCGATGATGTATTTGCGCCTTATCGTTGTTCTACAATGACCGTGCGTTTCCTACAATCTCAATTTGATGAGAGCCTAAACAACGCCTTGGGTAATAATGTCTTTGTTACCTTACAGAAGGAAGAAGGAGGGAGATACAAAACTTTATGGGTAGGTTTTTCAACGCCCAACGCCTACAACCAAGCGTTTATAAATTCCGTTGGAGATGAATTTGAACTTGAATGCCAAGACGCTTTATCCACGTTGAAGAATTGTCAGTATAAGCGACAAGAGACCAAGCACCACTTGACCATAAAGGATTATATTCAACTTGCCTTTTTTCAGTTGGGAAGCATATATAAAACGTGCATTTATCCCACCACACCCAATAACTTTTTGGATTTGTGCATTCCACAAGAGAACTTTTTCAATGAGGATAATGAAGCAATGAGTTACCTTGAAATCCTTGAAGAGATTTGCAAGTACCTTGGATTTACACTAACAACGCAAGGAGAAGACGTTCTATTATTAGACCCACATTGTGAGGAATATGCGCAATTTAATCTTCAAAGCGGGGAAATACAAACGGTTACTTTCATAAGAGAGAATGAAACTCTCAACAAAGAAGACATATCAAGCGATGATTGCAACATATCACTCCTCCCAAGCTACAACAAGGTTTCATTGACGGCAAAACATTACCCCGTTGAGAAGAAGATACCAAAGTTTGAAGATATGGGATTAGCGCCTTGTTCAGGATATGGAGTAAAAAAGCAATATGGGGCGTCTATGTTTTGTGATGAAACGGGTGAAGATTCTTTGCATGTGCAGCTCTTCAAAGTCTTCAATCAGCAAATCGGAGCATATAACGTGTTTTTGAGGTACAATCATTTTGACCCCTATGAAGATTTTACATTCTACTCCCACCCAAAGGATGAGAATAGAGAATACACCACCAAACTTCCTATTGCAAATGAAACCACCCTCAATAAGGATTTCCTATTCTCTCATAACGTTTCAGCCCCTTGTGAATATGAGACACAAGAGATAAAAAAAGAAGAGTTTGGAGCAACACCAAAATCAGTATCACTAAAGAAAGCATTCATCTTTCAAACGGCCTTTGGTAACTCACAGAATAAAGAACTATTCCTTGACCTCTCAAAACAAAAAGATGATTGGTCGGAAATAAACCAATCAATAGACCAAGTATTATTTTCTCATCAAATCGCAAGAGTTACCACAAATGATAACCCATTTGGGAATATCGTGAATGTATCGTTTCAATTTAGTTCATATTGGGGGAGTTACATGCCATGCAAGAAGTTACAGAAGAATGATTACAAAGAACTATTGTATCGACTGCGATTTGCGGACAAGTACTACAATGATAAAGAAAAGAAGTGGCAAGATAAACCATATAATTGCTCAGTTCAATATGATGATGGAGGCAATCTAATTGTTCCAAACTCAAACACTGATTGGAAGACCTCGCTATTATTTGGAGAACATAAGGGCATAAACATTCCACTCCCAATAAACCAAACGGGAGATATTTTCTTTGAGTTCATGCGCCCGTTTACTTCAATGCGACAAGTGGCCAAGATAAAGAAAGGAGCGCTATTTGATGAGAAGTACTATGAAAAATATAGAAGTACAGAAGGTTGCAACCTGATAACGGATTATGAAGCAACAATCTATGGATTGAGTTATAATACCGACGACACAGAAACGGTATATGAAAACGTTTTGAGCGATAACAAATTCATTGAGGAGAAAGGCGATATTGAATTAAAGGTTTGCACCCATGAGGATGGAAAATCAACAAGTTATTCATCACCCTACTTCTATTCACAAGAAAAGGGCGTGCAAATACTTAGAGGATTGGATTATGGTTTGTACTTTGGAACACCCGAGGAGAATATAATTACCCGAGCTATAAATCAATATCAGACCCCACAATTGAAGATGGAGATAACTCTAAATCGTGAACTGAGCTTCATTAGCTCAATAACAAGCAGTTGGTTTCCTGATAAGAACTTCATTCCCACCTCATACACATTTGACCCACAGCAGATGAATTATACTTATACCTTTCTTGAATTGAAGGATATAAGCACCTTTCAGCCAATCGTGAAGAAGGATAAGAACAGAAAGCAGATGAGAAATGGTGATTTGATACACCATGAGGACAATGGCAAACCAAGACACGTGAGGTCAAGTGCTGATGATTATAATATGAGCAAACCAACAGCTTTCAACCTTAGAAATAACCACCTTATAATGACAATATGAATATCAACCCCTATAAAATGATGAGGGCTTACATCGATAAACAAGATGGCATGCTCAAATTGTATGTGCCTGATATAATCAAAGATAGCGTTAAGCCTGAAATCGATGATTACCAACTTATAATATCAATCAAATAAACAATACCATGGAATATGAAATCGGGAAAGTAATACCAAACTACAAAGGGAGATGGAAAGAAAGCATATATGAAGACCTCGACGTGGTTGCACATGAGGGGAAAACATATATATCGCTTGTGAATAACAATAGTGAGAAACCAAGTGAGGAATCCACCAAGTGGAGAATCTTATTGGAATCCCCAATATCACAAGCAGACGTGAACAACCTGAACAATATATTTTTCCCAATGATTACGGATCGCCTTGATGAAATCAGTAAGAAGATTCAGGAGAACACAGCTGATATAAAAGAACAACACGGACTTGTATTAGATAGCATAAACTCAACCGCGTTTGTTAGAACCAAGCTGAATGAGTTTGGAACTCGATTGTCCAAGATTGAAAAGAAACTCGGAATCTGATGAACTAAAATAATTATGTTTAATACCAAAACCTATGAACTTCCTTGACCTTAACCAAGACGGCAAGAGCGACGCAAAAGACCTCCAAATTTGGCTTGCAATTCTTCTCCTGATTGCGGGTGTTGTGCTCCTCTTCCTTGGATTCTTTACAAATCCATTAGGAGTGATTCATTTTAGCGTGATGTCCACAAGTGGTGAACTCTTCACATTTGCGTCCGTGCTGCTCGGTTTGGACTACCACTACAGTCACCTATTGCACAAGACGCTTGCAAACCTTCAAAAGGAGAAAGAAGAATCAGAACAAACAACTTAATTACGTGCTTTTTATTTGTCATGATATGATAGAGCAGATGAGATAATATCTTGTCTGTTCTTTTTTTGTTCCCAATGTTACCTTGCAAGGAATACAGCGTTTATTTGACGTGTAAGCGCGTTTCTTCTTATTGGTGGACGCTTGTATTGCAATGAAGGTGATAAGGCAGCAGAAAGGAAATAAACAAGGGAATTGAAGGTGATGAGAGGTTGGATTAAGGGGGGGGAGGGGTCAAAAAAAAAATTTTTGGCTCAAAATCACACGCCCCCCCTTTTTAAATCACACAGAAAAAGTTTGAAACTAATTTCCGATGGAAAATGGTGCTATTTTGCAAGATTAGAGATTACAAAAGCAATATGTATTCAGGTTTTATTAACGGTGGTACATTGAATTTCTGTGTACAGATTTTGCCACCTGAAAATAACCAATTATCTTTGCAGAAACAGATTTCAGAACGCCGCTAAAAATGAGCGCTGAATGAAACTGCCTAACTTCCTATTTTATAGGTATATATAATATATGCTCCCCACGTTTCGACAGAAACTCGGGGAGTTTTTTCATCTTCTTCCCCATTTTTTTAAGTAATGTCTTTTGCATATCGNAATAAAAAGTCGGCTTTGCAAAACTCGTCAATAGCGCCCACAGTCGTCGTTTTTCGACTCGGCCCGCCGTGAAGAGTTCACAACGCACCGCCGCCTTCTCGGCTCCCCGCCCCGTCCGCCCCACGGGATGCCGGCCCCCCCGCCCCCCCTCGGCTCCTCGCCGCGTCCGCGCTGCGGAATGTCGGCCCGCGCGCCGCCCCCATTCACCCATCTTCGCCCCAACCGCACGCTTATGTCCTTCCTTCGTTTCGACAAAACGCAAATGACCAACCTGCAAGAATCCCTCATGAAGGAATTCCTGCTCACCAACAAGTCGGGCGCCTACTGCTCGTCCACACTCACGGGGTGCAACATCCGCAAATACCACGGGCTCTTTGTGGTGCCCGTGCCCGCTCTCGACGACGAAAACCACGTGCTCCTCTCCTCGCTCGACGAAACCGTGGTGCAACACGGCGCCGAGTTCAACCTCGGTCTGCACAAATACGTGGGCGACAACTTCAGTCCCCGCGGCCACAAATACATCCAGAGCTTCGAGTGGGACAAAGTGCCCACGTGGATCTATCGCATCGGCGGTGTGGTGCTGAAAAAGGAGATCATCTTCCGCAACGAGCGCGACCGGCTGTTCATTCGCTACACGCTGCTCGAGGCCCACTCGCCCACCACGCTGCGGCTGCGCCCCTTCCTGGCCTTCCGCTCCGTGCGCCAATGGACGCACGAGAACGGCACGGCGCGCACCGAGGCCCACGCCGTCGAACAGGGCGTGTCGTTCCGGCTCTATGAGGGCTATCCCGACCTGGTGATGCAGCTCGACAGCCCGGCCGCGGTCTACCACCACACGCCCGACTGGTATCGGGGTCTGGACTACCCCAAAGAGCGCGAACGCGGCTACGACGAGCCGGAAGACCTCTTCGTGCCGGGCTATTTCGAGATGCCCATTGCGCGGGGCGAGAGCATTGTGTTCACCGCCTCGCTCGACGCCCGCGACCCCGCGACGCTCAAACCGCTGATCGCCGACGAAATCGAGGCCCACGACCCGCGCGACTCGTTCTACCACACGCTGGTGAACGCCGCCCACCAGTTCCGCCAGCAACTCGGCGGGCTGGACTACATCATCGCGGGCTACCCGTGGTTCAAACCCCGGGCGCGCGACACCTTCATCGCCATGCCCGGCCTGACGCTGGCCATCGGCGAGACCGAACAGTTCGAAAAATACATGGACACCGCCGCCCTCGCGCTCGACGACTTCATGGGCGGGCGCCCGGTGAGCGTGCAAATCTACGAAACCGAACAGCCCGACACGCTGCTCTGGGCCATGTGGTGCCTGCAACAGTATGCCAAATACGTGGGTCGTGAGCGTTGTCGCGAACGCTACGGCACGCTCATCGACCGCATCATGTCGTTCATCTTCGAAGGCCGCCACCCCAACCTCTTTGGCCACACCAACGGCCTAGTCTACGCCAACGGTCGCGACCGCGCCGTGACGTGGATGAACTCCACCGCGTGGGGTCGGCCCATCGTGCCCCGCTCGGGCTACATCGTTGAGTTCAACGCCCTGTATTACAACGCCAAAAAGTTCTACCAACAGCTGCTGGTCGACGACGGCCGCCCCGAACGCCTCATCACCGCCGAACGCATCGAGGCCGAGTGCCGACAGTTTGAGGAGAGCTTCCGCGCCACCTTTGTCAACCACTGCGGCTATCTCTTCGACTACGTCGACGGGGGCAACGCCGACTGGAGCGTTCGGCCCAACCAACTGCTGGCCATCGCCCTCGACTTCTCGCCCCTCACGCTGCGGGAGCGCAAAGCGGTGCTCGACATCTGCACCCGCGAACTCAAAACGCCCAAGGGCATCCGCTCGCTCTCGCCCAAAAGCCAAGGCTACACGCCCTACTACGTGGGCCGTCAGGAAGATCGCGACCGCGCCTACCACCAAGGCACCGCGTGGCCGTGGCTCACGGGCTTCTACCTCGAGGCCTACCTGCGCGTCTACCGCATGAGCGGCGTGAACTACATCGAGCGGCAGCTCATCG